TGCAGCCAATCCGGGGAGAATAGAACATCATCATCCGTGACACAAATTATCGGCGCACTGGCCATTTCAACCAGCGCGTGCCTGGCGTTGTGCGCCCCGATGTTGACGGACTGGGTAAAGACGGTCGGCTTGTAACTCCCCAGCATGGCCCGGAAGTCCTGCGTGCTTTCGTTATCCCAGACAAGTAACTCGTAACTTAGGTCTTTTACCCCCGCCAGCATCGAATCTAGACATAAACGCACAACGTCCATACGATCCTTATGATACGGGGCGGTCGTATAATGCGTAACTACACACAGGGATAAGTCTGGCCTATGGGGTACTGCGACGTTGTTCTTATATGGATTATTACCGAGGCGCATTATAGGCTTTCATCGAATGAAAACAAATATGCACCAGATAAGTCCTAGAAACAGAACCATCAGGAACACAGTCAAAGCAAACATACGTTTTATCGTATTTTCTTTCTCTGGCACGTTTCCGAATACCAGCGTTATCTTCGTATTGGTTGGTTCAAGTATTTTTCCACAAAATGGGCAAAACTTCCATATCAAACCCGTATATTCGTATTGATATGCCTTTGCCAGATTCAACGCCTTGTCTATTTGTGGATAGCTTTCCTGCCAGGCTTGACAATTACATCGCATTCCAACCCAATTCCTTGAGAATATCATCTTCGGTTGCGCCGTGTCGCATCTTGTATTCAGTAACGTTGGCGTGATATGAATGGGCGTCTGAGTAATCATCGCCCTTATCACGCATGTCCCAATCTTCGACGGTTTCATGCGCCAAGTTCTTTTTGTATTCTTTCACGTTATCAACATCCAACCAGTATTCACCGTCTGGTATCCAGGGATAGCGTTCATGGTTACCGCCTGAAGTCCAATCCTGCCATACGTTTGTACGCACAGCATCACCGTCTACCAAATAGGCAATCATGGGAGACTTGTTTTCATCGGTTCCAGTCAAAAATTCAGACACACGCGGATTGTTGTCTTTCAGCCACGTTGCGTCGGCCTTCTTGGGATCTGGGTTTATCTGGGACGGCAGTTTACTCTTATCATCTGGGTTCATCCAGAACCCACCGCCCGCATCTGTACCTTCGGCCATGACTTTGATATGCTTCTCAGAAACAACGGGGGTCAGCCAGCATCTACAATTTACATGCCCCGGCGGATCGGTAATGCCGTCATCGAACTCATCCCCAATAGTTCTGACTTCGCCGTTAAGTGGCTCGCAAATATCGCATACCAATTCATCGTTATTAGTTTGCCACCGCATCTGCGTAATGCCCATCTGAGAATACTGAGCAATCTCCCCCTGTGCGAAAGCACGAGTCGTCTCGGTAGTTGCTATCATGGAAGCTCTGTCCGCCCCCATCAGACCGGTATCCATAAGAGACTGGAATAGATCCCCCATCGTCGCGCCATCTGTGTTTATCCAATCTTCGACTATCGGCCCGACCCCATCCTGCGTGGTAGTGTTTAGCTGTTGCAACAATGTATCCGTGTAAGTCGCAGCCCAATCAGCCGCGGCCTGGTTCGCCATGCTGGAATCGAAGGCAATGCCAGCCTTTTCGGCTGCAATGTGCATCCCTGAATACGCCATACGGGTAAGTTGCGGACCAAGAATAGCAAGCAACGTGGTATCTTCCCCGGTCCAGAATGATAACGGGATATCTTTCGATGACTTACGCTTCTCTGCGTAAGCCGCGATACGATCTTGCAGGCCGGTAAAGTAGCCTGTCAGTGCAGTTGCCAGATGCTGTTCGGCCGCCAATTTAACGTGTGCGTGTGGATCCGGTAAATACTTCGTGCGTGCCTTGGCTGCATCCAGACGCGTGACAAGCTCTGGCGGGATGGGCATGTCATTAGCATCGCACCAGGCCTTTAGATATTCGGCGGTATTCAGTATCGCCCCGCGTAGATTAGCTTTCGACTGCATCTAACGCACGCTCCAATAGCTTAATCACCTTTGACGCTTCGACCGACTTTATAAGTTCCGCCTGTCGTTCTGGGGATACATATTTGAACTCATAGCCTTCGATCTCGTCTTCCTTGCCTTCCTTCACGCGTCGCTTGGCGAAGGCGATAAATTTCTTGCTTTCCGCATCTGCGGCGGCTTGCTCTGCTTTCGTCTGGTACTGAGGCGCTTCAACGCCCTTTGGCTTGGGCTTTGCTTGCGGCTGAGGTTGTCCTGGCTGCTGTCCCGTGACTGCCTGTTCCGGGATGCCTTCGGAGTTGACTTCCTGCTGAGGGCGTAGTGTCACAGCCTCGTAGAACGCCTTGCCTTCATCGCCACCAATCGGCTTCCAGCCGGCTTCCTCACGCGCTTCGTCAAGCATAGCGACGCGCTTCTCGTAAGCAGTAACAGCCCGAGTAACTTTGGAGGTACGATCCTCTTGAAGTGCTTTAACCTTGGATACGTCGAAGTCACAGGTAAACGCCTTGTAATCCTTCTCAAAATCGGGTAACAACTGCCCCCACAATTGTGAAGACAGTAAATTCCATTCCTTGCTAATCGGCCCTTCGTAAAAGCCCTTGCGGGAGTCGGCATAGTTCGAATAAGTGCTTCGGTCCATCCCGATCTTCGCACCTACTAACATAGCTGGCACTCGGTAGCCCATGCACAGTCTGGCTTCGTTGCGTGCGTCCAGTTCCGGGAACACCATCTCTCGGAATGATGTTGCAGTAGGTGAATAGGTAACGCCCTTACCGATCACAGCAATGTCCCCGGCGTTTTCTCCCCCACCGTGATACCGACGCCAACGCGCTCTGATTCTCTGCGCTTCCACGTCATCCAGGAACTGCTCAGTTGACAAGACTCCGCCCATGAATGCCCCGTTCTTGATAAACGTGTTTACGATATTCGTGATGTTCTTGTCAAGTCCTATAATCTCAGCCAATGCCATCGTTGGGCTGAATCCTTTCAGCAACGGCCACAGTGGGTCAAAGTATTCAAAGATCACCACGTTCTCAATCGGGATGTCAACATACGGTAGTCCATAGGGCTGATAACGCACCGCCCGGACCGGCTGCTGTTCACCACGCAGACGCGAGCACCAATCGGGGCGCATGGGCCACAAGCCGATTACCCGCCCTAGATTGTCCCGTTCCTTTTCCCAGAACGCCGCACCTGCGATAAGACAGTAAAGCTCACTTATCCACCAGAACATCGTTTCATTGACGCGCGGGCATGGGTTGTGAATAACATCCAGCATCTTATGATCTTCAATCGCTTTTGGCTTCCCGTCTTTGTCGGCTTGATACACCATCACCGGCGCTTCGGATACCGCATCGCTACGAACAGTCATACACGCGTAAGCGACTTCATTCGACCTGTACCCAAGTTGGGCCAAATAATAAGGCGAGGGCGACACATACTGCGGCGACTGAACTTCCGACAATGGGTAAAAGCTGGAATAAGCAGTTCTGCCATCGTATCCCATTGACTGCCCGGCATAGGATACCGCTTGCCCGGCTATCTGTTGACTCTGCTTGATCAAATCATCTAAATATGACATGGAACACTTCCTTTAGCCATTCGCTGAATGTGCGTTTCTTTGGCTCGACAATTATCTCAGCATTCTTAATCTTATCTTCAACCGCCCTGGAAGCAACGCTATCATCAATATATCGTACTTGTCCACGCAATAACTTTGCCAGGCTGCGCGCTTCTTTCTTCGCCTCAAACGCACAGGCAGAAGATGATCCGTCTGGCTTATTGGCCTGCAACCATCCCTCGCCTGGAAGCCATACACCGTATAACGTCGGTAATTTGTTCGGAGGACTGTGATGATACACGTGAATATTCATTAACTCCCTTTCAAATGAAAATCTGGCTTGGCATGGATTGATTGGCTAACGCCCTGGCAATAACCGTATCGTCGTGTCCTTCCCCCTCAGCCGCCAATCGCCATAGTCCATTACTGGTTTGTGTGGCAACAAACGTATTCATCTCATGTCTACCCACGGGATCGTCTAAAAGTTTGTATCCTCCCGCATGAATAGACTCGTTGAAGTCTGACATTATTTCCGCCTTGCTTTGGTTGGTTGTCTCAAATGGCTGTATGGTCATCCCATCGTTTTGCATCTGTTCGATATTGACCTCGCCGATACTGTTGCGCTCTGCGAGTAAGTTATTCAGTTTCCACTTATTATATACCAATTTCACCTGCTTGCGTATCTCCGCCCACGGTAGTTTATTCCATCTTGACAATTCTACTTCGACATTGGTGGTAACATCCTTGACGCTTATTGCCGTAAAGTCATTCGCCTGTCCAAAATCCAGGCCGGCAGAGTATTTATGCCCTTCCTGCCAAACTGCATTAGCCGGGGCGGTGAATGCCCCGGTCATATCCCCAAAGTAAGAATTACCGGAAGTCAGGAAGCAGGTTACGGGATCTTCCGGGTATTCCTGGATGAACAGCCGTCCCAATTCTTTCTGCTTCTCGCGCCGCCAACGGATCTGGGGTTCAATCAGTTTATGCTTTGCAATCAGGTTCGTTTCTTCTTCTGTGAATTGCAGCGGAATATCGCTTTCGATCTGGTAAGAAGCATCCCACCACCACGGATAGAACCATAAATGCCAGATGCCGCGCCCATCCATGCAGTATTCGTAGAATGTCCCTTGGGCACCATTGGGCGTGCTTTCCAAAACAATATCCGGATTACCGCCCTGCATTGCGCCGGCTAATATCTTTTCAGCGTCCGGCCAGAACGCAACTTCGGACCCGTGAAAGTCTGTCAGCGTGGCTCCCCGCCCAACGTCCTGGCTGCCAGCCTTGGCAATAATAGCTTCACTGTTTAGTTCTGGGTAAGTCGTTAACCCGGCATTGGCATATTTACGCTCTGGTTGAATATCATTGAAGCGGCAGTTCTCATAATATCGATCTGCCATTCGCCTTAGAAGCCCGGTAGTAGTGTCGTCGTGCGCTAATGTGATGGTCGAACGGGTAGAAGTAACAGTCCTACGAAACATCTCACCCTGAATGTAACTGGACATCCCCAATTGCCGAGCCTTAAGAATTAAATCTCTGCCAGTTCTGTGGGCGTTGAAATCTATTTGAGTGCGATTCCATTGGAATGGAACGAGAGCCTTTTTTTTGTCCAATATCTTCAAAAAGGTGGATGCAAACAGACGCGGGTCACTTGCTATCTTGTGTGGGCTTATCGTCATCTTCCGTCCCTATGAACTGCACCCAGGTTATCTTCTCCCCGCCGCTGGTCACGTCTAATTCAGTGCGCGGTGGCCCATCGATATGACCATAAAGCCACTTCACGAAATCTTTCCAATCCTGAGGAGCCAATACTATTTTCTTCCCGTCCGTGAATGAAACCTCTCCGGTTGTAATTCCCTCCCAGACTTGACGCGCAACAAG